TTTTATCCAAAATCATCCTATGACGTTATGCTTGTCGATTCAAACGGAGACAAAGTAAAACTTTTGGAAGGCTTTATTACTTTGAGTAGGTCGGTGACTATATAATGGCAGAGACAGTAATAGTAACAGAAACAGTAAATAATGTAATTGTTTCTTCCCCAGGTCCACAGGGTGTTCGTGGACGAACAATTTTAAATGGATCTGGAGCTCCTGCTAGCAATTTGGGCATGGAGGGAGATTTTTATTATGATACAGTCTCAACTAGATTCTATGGTCCAAAACTAACAAGTAACTCATGGAGTGGTGTTACAAACTATATTTTAAATAACCCACCAACACAATATTCAGCAGTCCATTCTTGGGAATTGGGACAGGTAACTGGTCCAGTTGATGGAGTGTATTCTGTTGTAGTAATACATAATTTAGGATTTAGTCCTAACGTAACTGTTAAGTCTAGCGCTGGAGATATATTAGAAACTGGCATAGATTATAATAGTATAAATCAATTAACACTGACAATGGCGCAACCATTTTCAGGGACAGCGTACCTGTCCTAAAAGGAGATAAATAATGGCAAGAAAATTTGTAGTCAGCTTAGACCTCAACAAGAATGAGCTTCTAAATGCACGAATTCAAAATCTCAGCTCTGCGCCATCAAGCCCAGTAGCTGGTCAGATTTACTATAACACAAGTACAAATGTACTTTATTTTTACAATGGTTCAGAATGGACACCAACTTCTGGTTCAACAGAAGTAATTCAAGATGTAATTGGTTCTTCTATAGTTGGAGGAACTGGTTTAACAGCAACATATGATGACTCTGCTGGAACAACCACAGTTGATCTTGATAATACAGCAGTAACAGCTGGAGACTATGGTTCATCAACTGCAATTCCTACATTTACAGTTGATGCACAGGGTCGTTTAACTGCAGCTGGTGAACAAACAATTTCAACAGATCTAGCAATTTCATCAGACTCTGGTACAGGAACGATTTCATTACTTTCAGAAACACTTGCAGTCTCTGGTGGAGAGGGCATCGATACTTCTATTTCTGGAAATGCAATAACAATTGCAGCAGAAGACGCAACATCAGCAAATAAGGGTATTGCAAGCTTTGATTCAACAGACTTTACAGTATCAAGTGGAAATGTAACATTAAATGCTGAGCGTGTACAGGATATTGCAGCAGGCCTATTAAATGGCGGAACTGGAATTGATGTAACATACAATGATGGAGCTGGAACATTAACAGTAGATATTGATTCAACTGTTGCAACACTATCAGATTCACAAACTCTTACAAATAAGACTTTAGGATCTGGAACAGTATTAGATGCACATTTAGATGCAGATAATAATAAGGTAACTAATCTTGCAGATCCAGTAGATGCACAAGATGCAGCAAATAAGCGTTATGTAGATTCAGCAGTAGCTGGATTAAACTGGAAGCAGTCAGTAAATCTTTTAGCAACATCAAATATTGCAGATTTAACAGATATCACAACAGTAACTATTGATAGCCATGTTGTAGATGTTGATCAAATTGGATATAGAGTACTTCTTACTGGTCAGACAACTGATTCAGAAAATGGTATTTATCAAGTAGTTGCAGCAACTGGAAGCAACATAAGCTTTACTAGAACAACAGACGCAGATGCATACACCGAACTTGTCGGAGCTTCAGTCTTTGTTGTTGAAGGAACTGTTTATGGATCAACTTCATGGGTGCAGTCAAATCACTATCTAACTGACTTTACTAGCCAAGAGTGGGTACAGTTCTCTGGACAAGGAACATATGTCGGATCAAACTCAATCGAGCTTGATGGAAACATAATTAATGCTAAGGTAAATACAGCAGCAGGACTTGCAATAGACAGTAACGGAATTAAGGTCACTACTGGAAACGGTATTGAATTTGATGGTTCTGGTCATGTAGCAATTAATTCAGGAACTGGTTTTGATGTATCATCAGGATCACTTGAGTTTGCTACAGGATATGGAGTTCGTAAGTATTCAGTTTCAATCGGAGACGGATCAGCGACATCATATACAGTAACACATAGCTTAAATACTAGAGATGTTACTGCTCGTGTATATGAAGTAGCATCTCCATATGCAGAAGTAGAAGTTGATGTTGAACATACAACAACAGATACTTTGACAATTAAATTCTCATCTGCTCCTACATCAGATCAATATAGAGTGGTAGTAGTAGGATAATAAATGTCGAAAAAATTTCTAACACCTATAGTTCCGCCAGTTTTGGATTCAGATCCATCTGGCGGTTCTGAGGGTGCTATTTATTTTAATTCTTCATCAAATGCTCTAAAATTTTATAATGGGACTAGTTGGGTTGAGCTTTCACAGGCTGGTGGAGCAACAGCTGCCAGCTCAATTAGAACCCTTTCTTCGGCACCATCTTCTCCAGCTGAGGGTGATGTTTATTTTGATACTGTAGAAAATGTAATTAAATCTTATAACGGTACAAGCTGGTCAGATGTCGGAGGTCCAAAAGCGTTATTAGACCACGTGCACAATTATGATGGATCGGTTGGATATGTAAATTATGGAACATTTGTAGATTCTGGAATTGTTTCATATGACGCAGGCAATGCGTATTCAACAACATTTAATGATATACTTGATGGAGGTAACGCATAATGGCAATTAGAATTCAACTTAGAAGAGACACCGCAGCAAATTGGGTATCAGCAAACCCAGTATTGCTTGCAGGTGAAATTGGTATTGAAACAGATACTCTTCAATTTAAAATTGGTAATGGAAATAACTGGAACAGTATCACTGATTATGCAAATACAACTCCAGCTGGACTATCTTCCTCGCTTGAGGATTATATCCTTCTAACAGATAGAGGTGCTGCAAACGGTGTTGCATCATTAAATTCAAGTACTAAAGTTCCAAATAATCAAATTGATGATACATATTATGCTACAGTTTCTAGTGTTACAAGCGCAGTAAATACACTAGATACAAATTTAAGCGGAGATATTGAAACAATCAATACAACCCTAGGCGGTGTTGCAACAGATATTTCAGATATCAATAGCGAACTAGGTACAATTAATTCAACTATATCTGGTCATACAACAGATATATCAGATTTAGATACAGCAAAAGCTCCAAAGGCAAGTCCAACATTTACTGGAGACGTAGTTCTTCCTTCAACAACTACAATTGGAGATATTTCTTCAACAGAACTTTCTTATGTAAATGGAGTTACTTCTGGAATTCAAGCTCAAATTGATGCAAAGGTCTCAACAACATCATTTAATAATCATACTGGAGACACTACTGAAGTTCATGGAATAGCAGACACTTCCCTTTTAGTAACACAAACAGAAATTGATTCTTCTATATCAACACATAATTCAGACACCACTTCTGTACATGGAATATCAGATACATCACTTTTGGTCACACAAACAGAAATTGATTCGTCTATATCTACACATAATTCAGACACTACTTCTGTACATGGAATTACAGATACATCTAAATTAGTTACAAAAGATGCTGCAACTCAAACATTAGATGGAGATTTAATTGTATCTGGAGATCTTACGATTCAGGGAACAACAACAACTGTTTCAGCAACAGATTTAGTTGTAACTGATCCACTAATCTACATTGGTGAAGGTAATACAGGAAATCTTGTAGATCTTGGCATTGTTTCATCGTTTGATGATGGAACATACCAGCACTCTGGTATTGTTCGTGATGCTTCTGATTCAAAGTGGAAGCTATTTAAAGGTGTAACTGATGAGCCAACTACAACTATTAATTTTGCCCAAGGATCACTGGACAACCTTGCTGTAAATAATATTGAGGTTGCTGGAGTTGTATTCTCTGACGGTACTCAGACAAAAGAAGGTGTTCCTTCAAGAACTCCAATAATTTCGAAGACATCTTCATATACTCTTTCATCATTATCTGAAAGAGATTCTATGATCGAAGTTTCTTCTTCTTCTGGAACTACAATTACAATTCCAACAAATTCAGCTGTAGCTTTCCCAGTGGGAGCTTCAATTGATATTTGTCAGATATCTACAGGCCAGGTTACAATTGCTGGAGATACTGGAGTTACAGTAAATGCCACACCAGGACTCAAGCTTAGAACACAATGGTCAACATGTACATTATTTAAGCGTGATACAAACACATGGCTTGTATACGGCGACCTGACAGCATAATAATAATATAGTATAATAAATATGTTAGATAGGATAATTTATGAGTAAAAGAGCAGGTAGACACTCCTCACAGTCCAATGACTTTTTAGAGCCAATGGAAATTACCAACCTATCTGCAACAGATGTTGGAACCTCAAGACCGTATCTGGCAACAGCAAATACTACATCTGCAGCCTCTGCAGCTGGAACTGGTGCAGCAGCAAGCCTTTCCTGGTCTTTACCAGCGCTTTCTCCAGCAGCAACATCATATACCATTACATCAACACCAACTACATACACAGTTGAAACTAATAGTAGTGATACTTCGTATACTTTCCAAGGTCTTGCATCAAATACATCTTATACATTTACGGTAACAGCTGTAAATAGCTCAGGTTCTTCTGATCCAGTAACATCTTCTTCTGTTACAGTAACGACAGTTCCAGCAAAACCATCAGCCCCAACTGCAACATCTCCAAATGCTAATCAAGATGTTGTTACATGGTCAGCTCCAGCGACTGGCGGAAAATCAATTACTGGATTTACAATCAAGTCTTCTGATGGGCCAACATATAATGCTAATGCTGGTGATACATCTATTACAATTAATGAAACAGCTGGAACATCACAGACATATCAGGTTCTTGCAACTAATGGTAATGGTAGTGGAGTATATTCAGATAGCTCAAATAGTATCACTACTACTGCACCATTCTTCCCGCCATTCTTCCCACCATACTTCCCATATTTCCCATATTTCCCACCATACTTCCCACCATACTTCCCATACTTCCCATATTTCCCATACTTCCCACCTTCATTCCCATACTTCCCACCTTCATTTGGCCCATATTTCCCAGGGTTCAAGGGTCCAAAGTGTATTGATGGAGAGACAAGAATTTTAACATCTGATCGTGGCTATGTTCCAGCTAAGGAAATTGAGGTTGGTGACAAGGTTCTTACAATTGATCCAGCTGGACTACCAGGAGAAAACATCCTTGGAACCTCAGTTGATTTAGATATTAACTTGATTGAACTAGATGTTATATCTGTAGAAAAGGATATTAAGAATGTTCTAGCATTCAATAATACAAATATATTCTACTCTGGTGCTCAACCAATCATATTAAATATAGACGGCAAATTTGAAAATGTGTTTGCTAGCGATATAGTAATCGGAGATAATATTGTTACGATTGATATTGATGGCAAATCTTTATCTACAATGACAGTTGAATCAATTCAGATTGAAGAAAATAGAGATGTCTATGATATTAGAACTTCTCCGTACCAGTGGTACATAGCTGAAAATAATATTGTAATCTCATAATATTATAAATAGTTAAGTTGTACCTATTGTAAACCGTAAATGTAAATGTTATAATAGTTTCAGGAGGCTATTGTGCAACATAATAATGAAGATTGGTTTGAAAAAGATAGAACAGAGTCAACCTCTGTAAGAATGCCAGATAAAGATTTTAATGGTATCCGTGTATCTAACCCAGGTTTTGGATTAAACGTATATCACCATGCTTTTTCTAAAGAGCAGATTGAAAGATATATTTCAGTATTAGATCGCAGCTTAGGAAATAGCGGACCATTTGTTTGGAATGAAGCTAAGGTCACAAATGATAGTGTTCCTATCAAAAAGGCAAGAGACTGTGTAGACTTTAAAATGAACTTTAAATCTCTAGGGCCAAAAAATCAGTTGAATGCTGAGCTTCATGAGATATATGAAGAGATTTTTGATGGTCTAAGAAAGTGTGTAGATGATTATGCAAGATATTGGGGAATCAATGTAAACTTCTATGAAATATTTAACTTTGTTAAATACGAAGGAGAAGGCAAGCACTTTAGAATTCATGCAGACGATGGTCCAATGTACAAGTGTGCGGTATCAGCAGTAATTTATCTTAACGATGATTATGAGGGTGGTGAGATATATTTCCCTAGACTTGATAAGACAACTGTAAAGCCAGGTTACGGTGATATTGCAGTATTCCCATCAAATTACGCATATGAGCATGCATCTCTTCCAATTAAATCTGGAACAAAGTACTGTGTAGTTGTAATGATGGATATTAATGATTTAGCTCATAAAGACAACGCATACGGCGTTAGAATTAATCAGAATGGACAGGTTTCTTAATGGACATAAATAATCCAGTAGATAATGCTATTAATGCTACATGGAGTAGCAAAGAAGAGGTTGCACCAGGTATTTGGGTATATCACGATGTCTTAAAGCCAGGTCTAGATATTGTTAATAGAATTGAAAATGTTTTAGGCGATGAATCAAATCAGTATAATTGGGAAACTGCGTATGTTGGATATAGACAAAGAATGCCAGAGTATAGAGACTGTGTAGATTTTAAGTATAAAAAGTCCGACATTGCTCATGATCCGTCCGAAGCATCATTGAAGCTACAGGATATTTGGCAAGACTGCTATGATGTTCAATTGCCAGCAGTACAAGATTATTGCCAAATGTATAGAATTCATAATTTAAGATACTGGGAAGCATTCAACTTTGTAAGATATGGAGAAGGTCAGCACTTCATGGAGCATCATGATCATGGATACTCCTACAATTGCACACTATCATTAGTTTCTTATTTAAACGATGACTATGAGGGTGGAGAAATTTTCTTTAGACTTCAAGGACTAGACTATAAGCCAAAGGCTGGAGATACAGTATTATTTCCATCTAATTTTATGTATCCTCATACAGCAAAAGTTGTTACAAGCGGTATTAAGTACTCGCTTGTTACAATGCTTGATTATAGCGATAAGTTCCATAAGCCAGAGTTTTATAGAGAAACTGGATCATAATGTCAATACTTAAGGCATACAAAAGACATGATGACGCCTTAATTATTAGTCCGCTTCAAGTTCAGCGTGATTGGATGAATGAGACTCCTAATAAGCATGCTTACCATTGCTACCCAGTTACAACAGCTAATACAGTTGGATGGACTCTATCTGCTCCATATGATGTTAGTTTTATATGGGATGGCATTAATGATACTAGCGGAGATCATGTAGAGATTTTAGAAGGCGCTGATAGTACATATACTGGAAGGGGTCAGTCTAGTGTAAGCTTTAATACTGGTTTTATTTTGACTTCAGCTCAAGATGTTAGTGTACTGACTATTACACCACAAAATTATTTTTATAAAGATTTTGAAGTAATATCTTCTTTAATTAGCACATCGTTCTTAGATACAGAATTCCCTCTTGCGATTAAAGTTCTTACTCCAAATAAAGTTATTACTATAAAGGCTGGAGATCCAATAGCAACAATTATACCGATATCTCTTACAAGACTAAAGGATGAGTCTATAGAGATACTTGATTTTATTGAAAGCGAAGAATATAACAATAGACTTAAATCTTATGGAGAAGCAGCTCAAGTAATTAATAAAACTGGTGGGTGGACGGATTGGTACAGAGATGCTGTTAATGAAAAGGGTGAGTCAGTGGGTAGTCATGAGGTCAAAAATTTAAGACTTCAGGTTATTAATAATAGTAGATGGAAAAATGAAATTGAATAAAATAGAGTTTATAGCAAATAGATCATGGCTCACAAAAGATCAGGATTATAAGCCTAGTTCAATTATAAAGTTTATTCCAGAATGGTTTAGAAAGGCAGACAGGTTTGCAAAAAACCCAGTTACTGGAGAATTTTGGATTGGTCCAGATAAAGGCAAAGTACCAACATGGAAGGCTTGCCCAGCACTATTTGATATTATTGGAACTGGGTATGCCTTTGTTACTCCATGTGATATTGAATTTTATATAAATGATAAAGGCAAAATAGATGTTAAAGTAATGGATAAGATGTTTGGCGCTTTTTGCTCTGCAAGGCCTCCTATGCCACAGTTTGAACATCCCCACGGTTTCTACCAAGACCACTTCGCATGGTTCCCAGAATGGGCTGTAAAGGCTCCTGAAGGGTATAGTGTGCTTTACTCTAGCCCATTCAATAGATACGATCTTCCGTTTATGACAGTATCTGGAATAATTGATAATGACAAAGTTAATCTTCCAGGCTCAATGCCATTTTTTATTAGAGATGGATGGACTGGAATTATTCCAGCTGGAACACCGTATGCTCAGCTTATCCCATTTAAAAGAGAAGACTGGTCATCAGAATATGTTATAGAAGATGATCAAACTATTACAATGAAAAATATTGAAAATAGTAATAAATATAGGGTTCCAGACGGCGGTGTGTATAAAAATGAAGTGTGGACAAAAAGAACCTATGACTAAGAAATGGTAAAATATATATATGAATAATAATTATTCCAATAATCACTCAAATGATAGATTTTCAATTACACCATCAGGATTCTTTGGCTCATCCCCAGACATGATTCAGGCCAGAGAAAACTTTATGACAAAAGAAGAGCATGAGTTTTTATTAAATGCTGCAAAAAATATAACACATTGGGATGTAACAGAAACACATTACAATGAAGACGGAACAGTCATTTATGATTCAGAGTACTGGAAAGACCGTGTTGCAACTGGAAGATCATTAGATATGGAAGATCCAGAAATCAGCAGAGTTATTTTAAAACTTGTTGAAAGGCTTAAGGTTGAAGTAGATGAATTTTTCGAGGTTGATGCTCTACCAACAAGCCCTGCAATAGTTAGATGGTTTCCAGGACAGCTTCAAATGCCTCATGCAGATAAAGAATTGCATGATGGAGATAACGCTGGAAAGCCAAATGATTTCCCATGGTATGACATTGCAGGACTTTTCTATTTAAACGATGACTATGAGGGTGGAGAGCTATATTTCCCAAATCAAGGTATTCAGTTTAAGCCAAAGCAGGCTAGCGCATACTTTTTCCCAGGTGACATGAATTATATTCACGGTGTAACAAAGATTGAGTCTGGAATAAGATATGTTATTCCGTTTTTCTGGACAATTTTAAAGCATACAGGAGAAAGACAACCATGATTATTGATAAAATAGATCCATCAACATTTATATATTACAAAAATGAGCCAAATGATAAGGGTGTTTTGAATGTTCCAGAAAACAAGATTGTTGAGATCCCAAATTTTGTAACACCAGAAGTTGCTCCTAACATGATTAAATTTTTTGAGGAATGTGACGTTGATTGGGGAGACATTGCATTTTATGGTTCATCTGGAAAAGGAATTAAGGCAGATCCAGCTTACCTAGAAAGCTTTGGCCTCACAGGAACATTTTTTGAGGATATCAAAAATAAGTTTCAGGAAGCGGTTCAGATAGTTTTTAATAGAGAAGTTCGTGCAAATACTTCTCATGCACAGAAGTGGGATGTCGGTGGCTTTGCTAGCGTTCATTCAGATAACTCTAATAATGATGGAGTTCCAAACGCATTTGAAATAAATAAGTATGTTGCAATTCTTTATTTAAATGATGACTATGAAGGTGGCAATCTATATTTCCCACAACACGATATTTCATTTAAGCCAAATGCATACTCTCTTTACACATTCCCTGGCGGAGTAGAAAACCTACATGGAGTTTCTGAAATTACTAAAGGAACAAGATATACCATGGTGTCATTTTGGGACTTTGCTGATCTAGAATATGATGAGGATACCATTGAAAGATGGAAAGAAGAAGAGCGTCAAGTAAGAATTGAGCAAGCTAAGCAAAAAGAAGAATGGCAAAAGGGTAATAAATATGCTTAGTTATGATAAGCCTCATGAAAAAATTCATATCTATAAAAATACTCTACCAGAGTATTCGAACATTGTTTCTTTAATTGAAGAGTTAGATGTTTCTGCTAATAATATTTTCCCTAAATGGAAAACATGGTTTCCATCAGGTGCAGAAGGCGATGAAAGTCTTGCCTTCGGTGCACAGAAAAGAATGTCTGATCATATTGATGTTAAAGACGATTCAGTAGAAAATAATTTATATTGGAGCTTATTCGACGCAATTACCAAAGCTTCAAATCACTATGCAGATGTTCATGAAATAAAAATAGGTAAGCTTGCCCCATTATCGATTAGTAAATATAAAACTGGAGCTTCAATGGGTAGGCATACTGACTCAAACGGATTAGAGGGTCCTCAGACTATATCTGTTGTCTGCTACTTAAATGATGATTATCAGGGCGGAGAAATTAGATTTGCTGAGCAGGATGTAACTATAAAGCCAGAAGCTGGAAGCATAGTTGTATTCCCATCTAAACCACCATTTTTTCATGAGTCTATGCCAGTTATTTCTGGCTGTAAGTACATATCTCCTGGCTTTTGGAACATACTATAATTATCTAGATGGTATAATTTAGTATTATGGCATCCAATTTTCCAACTAGTTTAGATTCGTTTAGTAATCCAGCATCAGAATCATTATTAAACCATCCTAGCCTAGATCATTCAACTGCTCACTCTAATATAAATGATGCAATTGAAGCAATTCAAGCAAAGATTGGAATAACCAACTCAAATGTTTCAGACTCAATTGAGTACAGACTTTCTCAAATTGAAACATTAAGTGGAGTAACAGTAGTAAGGAAAACAGAAGCTGAATGGACACTTCAAGATCCAGTTCTACTTGAATCACAAATTGGGCTAGAGACAGATACATTAAAATTTAAATTTGGATCTGGTGCAGACTGGTCAGCTACTGCATATTCAAATATAACACCAACAGATCTAGGTAATAGCCTTGGAGACTACATCCCAATTTCCGATAGAGGATCTGTCAATGGTGTAGCATCTTTAGATTCAAGTGGAAAAATTCCAGAATCTGAAATGCCATCTACAATTGCAACTAAAACTTATGCAGATACAGCAGCAACAAACGCAGCAGCAGCAATACTAGATTCTGCTCCATCTGCATTGAATACATTAAATGAGTTAGCTGCAGCATTAGGCGATGACGCAAACTATGCAACAACAATTACAACAGCATTAGGATTAAAGCAGGATAAGGTTTCTGGTGTGTCTGATACAGAGATAGGCTACCTTGACGGAGTTACTTCAGCAATTCAAACACAGATTAATGCAAAAGCAGATAAACTCATTTCCTTTAATCAGCAGTCGTCATCGTATACACTTGCTTTATCGGATAAAGATAAAATGATTGAAATGTCGGGAGGCGGTACATTAACAGTTCCAGCAGAGTCTTCTGTAAGCTTTCCAAATGGATCTGTAATTGAAGTATCTCAAACAGGTAGCTCGCAAGTAACAATAGCTGCAGATAGTGGTGTTACAATAAATTATACTCCTGGACTTAAGTTAAGAACTCAATGGTCCAGTGCAACCCTTTTAAAAAGAGGCACCGATCTTTGGCTACTTAGCGGAGATTTGAGTGCTTAATGCTAAGATTATTTCGATCTGGTAGAGGAACTGGACTAAAGCGTGTAACGATTCCAGATCTTTCTGGATTAACAAAAACAGAAATAGAAACACTATTAGATTCTTTAGGAATATCATATTCTTCTACAGCATCAAACACAGAAAATTCTGGATTAGCAAATAAACATAAGAGCCAATCAGTGGCAGCTGGTACCACAGTATTGCGTGGATCATCAATATCATTTGAATACTATAACTATACTGCTCCTCCATATTTTCCACCATATTTTCCATATTTTCCAACATTTATTCCAGCACCATCATTTTCAACAACGCCATATCTTTCTTCAAAAACATCATCATCTCTTACATGGTCATGGGTTGGAGAAAACTATCAGTCATGGAAGCTTTACAGTGGAGGAACTGGAGAGATATTTGCCTCTGGAGACGGACAGGCTACCTCAGCTACTAGAAGTGGACTTTCACCAAGCACTTCATATACAGCCACAATTAGACTATATTCTTCAACTGGATTAAGCGGTGTCTCGACTTCTGATGCAGTTTCTGGAACAACAGAAGCAGCACCAACTCCACCACCTCCACCACCTCCACCACCTCCACCACCAGTTTCACCACCACCTCCACCTCCTCCACCAATTTCTCCTTCCTTTCCTTACTTCAAGGGAGGAAAGGGTCCTGGATGTATCTACGCAGACACCAGACTTTTGTCATCTTCTGGA